AAGTGCAACCCAGAAATAGCAAGAGGTATAGTTTCTGTTATAACAACATTAACCAAAGGTGCAGTCACTATACTTTCAATCGTGCTTCCTGCCGTACTTAAACGATAAATATGAACTTTAACCCGTGATATTTTGTCACGGGTTAACTTGACACCTCTTTTAATTTGTGCTATACTTACAAAGTAAATTAGTTAAAATAGACTGTTCATTACTACTACCCTTCAGTCCGCTTGTGCTTACCGTTCAAGCGGGCTGGGCTATAAAGAAAGGATACCGTGGATAAATTAAATATCATCACGTTCAATGATCTTGGGACAAAAGATAAAGAATTAATGTGGAATACGGAGAAGAATGAAGATGGAACTTATAAAGTAACAGTTACATTCGACCATAAAAATGAGATAGTTCTACAGACTGTGCCGGGGCAATACGTTGAGGAAGACGGGCAATTAAAAGACAAAAAAGAACTAACCGATGAAGAGTCATTAGAGCTAGTCAACAAGAGAATGCAATCTTTATTTACTCAGCTACAGCAATCAATATTCACGATTAATTTCTATGGCGGCAAGATAGAAGGGTCAGTAACCTCAGGACCTGAAGCAAAAAAGGAAGAAGATGAAAGAAACAGTTAAAAAGTATAAAGATTTATTGGATTCGGTAATAGAAAAAGCTGTTGTCATGAACGCATCTACTGAAATGGACGCAAAGCTTGATGACAATTTTAAAGTGATACAAAGAGCAACCTCTTTGTGTATTTTAGAGCCTATTTTTGACTATATGTCAGAGAACGGAAATGATGCAATGAAAGATATTGTATCCAAGTACAAAAAGCATTTAGATATCTTAAAAGCGAATGGGGTAATAGAAAGTATAGATGATATTCAGACGCATATAGATAATTTACAGAAAAAAATGGAGACAAAGGAGGCAGATGAGAAAAATAACGATAATAATGGATGAAGAAACCGAAAAGAAGTTTGACTATATTCTTACATCAGAAGGAAAGCGTGGTGGATGGCATAAGATTCCCACTTATAAATCGGTAATGATTAAAGCCATTAACATGTTATATGAAAAAGAAAAGGTCGCAAATGAAAAAGATTAAGAAAATAATTGGCCTTGATGAAAATAGTTATGAGACTTTAAAGAAGATGGCTGAAAGGGAGGTCGAGTCAACGAATTGTCCACACGGACGATACTTGTCTTTAGTATTCGAGCGTGGATTCTTAGAGTTCTACAAAACAATCAAAAAAAGATTGGATGCGGATCATGGGCCGATAACGCAGAGGCAAACGATCTATCTATCTGAAGATGCAAATTCAAAATACAATGAAACAGCGTTCAAGTATGGGTATACATCGCAGGAGCTAGCTAATTTAATTCTGAAAACAGCTGATGCATGAACCCTTTTTATACGGATGTGTAGTAATTAATTCATGCATGTAAAAGGGGCGCTATTATGCGCCCCTAATCAAGAGAAAAGACGTGCTAACTTGCGTTCTCTCTATTTATTTTGCTTCTTAGGCTTTCTAACACCCAAAATATTTTGAGCAATCCTACTTGCCTTACCTTTTGGCCTGATCGAAGCTGGCATTATTTATCCACGCCAAACTTAGGTGCAGGCATTCCTTTTTCACCGACGTCATTAGCCATAGGAATTTCCATTTCCATGAATTCTTTTGGCACAACGCCCTTACTTGTTTTAACCATGTTCCAATACATTGCTTGGTCTTTGTTAGAGTTAGAATATCCTGCAAATGGCTCATAGTACCCTGAGTCATATGACATAGCCTTATCATTTCGGCCATACTTCATGCCCTTTGATGACATGTTTCTTTTTTTCTTAGGCATAATATTACCCCTATAAAATAGTTATAAATGTTAACATACAAACCATACTTTCAACGGGGCGCCTCGGGGCCACCCCTATTGAAAGGAGAATTTTTATTAAATTTGCTGCATAGGCCCCTCTTGTGGCTGTAGCATTTCCTCGTTAAATGCTTGCTCCTCTGGAAACTCCTGCTGTGCAATAGGAGATTGATCCATCTGCTGCTCTATCATTGCATCTTGAAAGGGTATAGGTTGCTGAACATCAGTTGCTATCTTCTCACGCTCGCTTTGTATTATCTGCATAAGCTCAACTAGTTCATCGATGAGATTAGGATCAGATTGTTCAAGATCTTTAAGAACTTTAACGGCATCTAGATTTGTTTGTTGCTCTTTTCGTGCAGTTTCCATAGTCTCATTTATCATATCAAACTTATCTTTCTCAACTTCACTATCACGTCTCTTTGCCATAGAGCGATCAGAGTCTGCCCGGGCGTTCATCATATTCATAGTTGCTTGTTGCTCACGCATGTTCATCTGTGCTTGCTCTTCAGATAGTCTCTGTGCTTCTTGTTGTTGCTGCTGCATAGTTTGTAGCAACTCGTCCTTATTTTGGATTGTGGCTGCGTTAATAAGTGCTGAATCAGGAATATCAATACCCATCTCTTTAAGTACAATAAGCTGTGTAAACTCTTGTTGCTTCTGGGTCGAAGTGTCAAATCCTTCTTCAATTGCAATATCATACTTTGCAAACTTCTTGCTGTAAAACTCTTGCGTCGGTTCTTCGCCGATAATTCTCTTAACTTTACCAGGTGTATAGTTTTTCTGAATTACTTTGACAATTATTTCACCAAGTAGTTTTTGTGAGTAATCTAATTGATCAAAAAGGGTTTGTTGCTGAATTAATGCCCAACCATGACGCTGTTTTGCAAGCGCAGCGGACTTAAAGTCATCAGCAACCCCGAGTAACTCTTCACTAGCACCGGATATCTCTTGAAACTCGGTAGCAAGTGCTTCAGTAAGCTGGAAGAATGAAGCTGGAATATCAACAGGCTGTATAGGGACAAAGTCGCCCATATCAGCACTTTTTTTAAGCCTTATCATGCGACCATTGCCAGTCTTCATTGGTGCGTCAGGATCGATAAGCGAGTCCTCTTTGTAAATATACCCAGAGTTAGCCCGAGATTCGGCCATATCAAATTCAATTATTTTTCTTCTGTTATATAGATACTGAACGTCACGCAGACAGCGCACAATACCCTGTATACGTAGAGGGAAATTATATACATCAGGATCAAAATACCCAAAAACAGGTACGAATGGATACGTGTCTATGCCTAACGGATTAACGTCATTATACACAACATTACCATTTACCAGCAACGCTAACTTAACCGTAGGTACAGTCGTATCTATCACATCTACTTGTGGATACTGTGATAAAAACTCACGGAGCGCTTCATCACTACCAGTCCACTCCAACGTCTCTCCAAGATTAACGTCAACTAACAGTTTCTGTTTTCTGTAATCCCTATAATAATATTCATCATATGCTAATAAATCTTTATTGAGAAGCTCATTTTCAGGCATAAATGGAAACTTGCCATCGTTATAATATGAGCTCATCTCGCTTATCATATCTTTCTTATCAGGAACTAACGACATGCACGTGTCTTTTGACATAAAAGTTCTCTTCCACATGCCATTACAGTCAGACAAATCTCTCTTTCTGAAATATGGATCTATTACAAAACTATTGTAACTACAGTTATCAACTTTAATTTCTCCTGAAATGGGGTCATTTCTATAGTCGACCCATACATGCATTAGGTTCATCCCAGTGACCATTGCACCGTTATACGCCTCTGATATTACATCAAGGACATTGGAGCTTCGTGTTACAGAAGATAATAATTTTGTTAACTGATCTGCTGTTTGCTGGTCACTGTTCTCAACAGGAGTTGCTAACATGGACTTACGCGTTCTACGTTGATATCCAGAAAGGAGATTGGTTATTCGCCTGATTCTATTGAAAATAAAATTCTTTCTTGTTCTTATGGGAACACTATAATACTCACTCCACAAGGTCTGATCTCCAGCATTAAATCGCGCGTCTATACTTGCCTCTTGCCAGTAGGTCTGATTTATCATCATGGCATCGTTATAAAATGTTTCTAGCTGGTTCCTTATGGCCGAATCTTTGCTGTCAAAGGTCATAATGTTTCCGTCAGGAAATAAAGCCATTTAACTACTCCTATTCTTAATAATT